CTGGTATCTATGGATCATAATGTATCTTGTATTCACGGCGACATGGATTTCATGCAAAGAAAATCCATCATGCAAAATTTTATCAATGGTTCCACACGTGTATTGATTTCCACGGATTTACTTGCCCGAGGTATTGATATACAACAAATTTCATTGGTCATTAATTATGAACTACCCCCACAGCGGGAAAATTACATTCATCGCATTGGACGTTCCGGGCGTTTTGGTCGCAAAGGAACAGCCATTAACTTTATTATTCCAAGCGAGTATCAAAAGGCACGAGACATTGAACGATTTTATCAAACGGAAATTCAAGAACTACCGGCCAACGTACAACAGCTATAATTTAATATTATCTATTTTGTTCCAATATTTTATAAATGACACACAATGCAGCATTTAAATCATAATATTCCAAATGAGGTATACATTCTTGGATAATGATTTCACTGTATCCCAATTCTAGAAGTTGGGAAATTAAATAGTTTTCTCGTATTTTACACTTTTTTTTAATCTTATTGAAAATCATAGGTTTTCCCTTTACAACAATTGCTCCATCTATTGAGCGTCGTGGAAAATGATGGGAAACAAACATGTATATAATAGTCTTATATACATGTTTTTATATTTTTTAACGTCTATTTTTTCTACTCTTTAATTTCTTCTTAACACGACGTTTGTTTTTTTTGGTTTGTGACCTCTTTTTTTTTCTTTTGTTGGTTTTTCTTTTTTTTCGACCACCTTTCTGATTACGTTGTGATTCTATACGTTGTTCTTGCTCCTTCATATTAATCCTTCTCCGCTCATCTGTAATTGCTAAGTACGCCATTAATTCTTGATCTGTCATACTTGCAATGTTTCGGATAGTTATATTCGAACTACTTTGTAAATCTTCAACCGAGCTAATTCGGGAATTTTGACCTTCCTCTTCTGTGTTGCGCGGTATTCTTCTTAGTCTAGCAATTCGTCTTGCAACATCTTGTTCTCTACATAAGTGACAGTGATCAACCGTATCAGGCATATATATATATATATATAATATATTCCCTAACCATCCGATCTAAAATTATATGAAAAAATAAAAAGAAGGTTTATAATACATTATCAAGTGTAAAATTAATTCTTTCTAATTTACTTTTGTAATCACCTACATTAGTTGCAAAGTGACATAATAAATAATTTTTTATTTTAAATAGTTCTTCTTGTCTATCTCTATATCCTAAATTCATACAATATTTTGTAATATCTTTATTATTATATATATCATGATCCATACATAATTTATTTGTTATCGGTTGGTCAAAAGCAGGAAGAGGATTTCTATATTTCATATGAAAATGTTTAATCGTATTATAAATATTTCTCATGTAATCTTTTATTATATCATTATTTTCAAATAAAATAACTGCTGTTGTAAACGTTTGATTATCATTTAAATTATTAAATTCATCATCCGAAAATAAAGAACAATGACAATATCTGTCTTTTTTTTCATTCATAAAATAAAATTTATCATTCGTATCAATCGAAAAAATTGGATTAATATTATTTACTATTACTATATCACAATCTAAATACATTATTTTTTTAAAATCATCAATCTTTGGATATTCAAATATTCTATATCTAGAATAGGTTGATTCATAAATATTATCTAATTCATTTTCATTTAATATATCAATCAAAAATATATCATATAATATATCTAATTTTTCAAATATTTTTCTTATATCCTTCTCAAAATCAGGAGAGGTAATTATTAAATAAGTAATATTTCTATTTTCTTTATATTTATTAAATGTTGTTAATAATTTGTTAATTATTTCAATATATTCTTTTTTTACAAAGACACAACTATACACCAATTTCATTATTGATTTAAATTATTTTTTATTTTTAAATTGAATTTTGATTATTATAATACTATAAATAATCAAAACGACCATTTGTAACATAAGACAACATATGCCATCTGAAATTTCTATGCTAATTCAGTATTTTTCCACACCCATGCAAGACCTTCCTTGTCGATCTATGAACGCAGCTGTATGGATTTATAGTCTTTCTAATTTCAGCTTCAAGTGTATTTTCCTCTAAGGGCATATTATATATATATATATAATATATGCCCCAACCCTCCGATCTAAAATTATATGAAAAAATAAAAAAGAAGGTTTATAAAGAAATACCAAAACACAGTGCATACCGAAGTGGTATGGTGGTTCAAAAATATAAAGCAGCATTTAATAAAAAATATGGAACTACGAAACAGCCCTATTTAGGGAAGTATACGAAAAAAAAGGGGCTCCGTCGTTGGTTTGATGAAAAATGGGTAAATCAGCGTGGAACCATTGGATATCAATATAAATCCGATATTTACCGCCCAAGTAAAAGGATCACTTCTAAAACCCCGATCACACACAAGGAATTATCAAAGAAGGAAATCAAACGCGCCAAAAATGAAAAATACACAAAAGGACGAGTCAAGCAATTTAAACCCAAAACGCGCAAAATACTAAAAGGAGGTAAAAACGCATTAACATTTAAGGATTATCCCGAGTTTACTCCGAATTTAACTCCATGTGATATTTTTAAATTGGGTAGTTTTGGTGGAACCTATTGGAGACCCATTTATTCTTCTGTAAATAAAAAGAAGTATAAAAACGTACATCATCAATATCCAAAACAATGGTGGAAACATATCCCCGAAACTCATTTATCTCAGCCAAATTATGACATACAATTGAATAAATACAAAGTGAAAGTGGGAACCAGTTTAGAATTTTGGGAATCCAAACAATGGATCAATCCAAAGCAACCTTATGGATGGGTCCATTGGTATTGTGATTTTTACAATGGAAAACGCGGGGAAGATGATGAAAGACAAATCAAACGATGGAAAGCCTTGGCTGGTCCAAAAGGGCGGTTCATGCGTTTTTTAGTGACACAAATCCTTAAAAAAAAAGGAAAGTGGAATGATGAATCCATAAGTCCCAAAATACGACAAGTATTACAACATTGGGGCTATGTATTGACAAAAAAGGACTTTGACCATGAATTGAAAAGAAGGAACCTATAATATACAAAAAATATTTCTATATAATAGATGGGTAAAACGTATAAAAAAAGAAAGCATAATACGAAAAAAATAAAGATACAAAATAAAACTTCCAATAAAACGATTGTAAAAAGAAAAATTCTACCAAATAAAGAAAATAAATATACTTTGTCATTGTCGGATAAATATATAGATCATATTCTGAATGCGCGAGTGTACGATGTATGTGACGTATCTCCACTTCAACACGCAGTTTCGTTATCACAACAACTAGGTAATAACATCTACCTGAAACGTGAAGATACCCATCCTGGGAATTCGTTTAAGATCCGTGGTGCCTTCAACAAGATGGTTCATCTCTCCGAAGATCAACTTAGTCGTGGAATTGTCGCGTCTTCAGCTGGGAATCATGCACAAGGTGTTGCATTGAGTGCGTCCAAGCTGGGATACAGAGGTGTTATCGTTATGCCTTTGAAAACACCAGATATAAAAGTCAATGCAGTCCGAAGATTTGGTGGCGATATGATTGAGATCATTCTCTTTGGTAATAATTATGATGAAGCCGCTTCGGAGGCCAATCGTCTTGCTGAAAAGCGATGCCTTACCATGATACATCCATTTAATGATCCACTGGTCATCGCGGGACAGGGAACAATTGGTATGGAAATTCTACACCAAATTACGACAAAACATCTTGATGCCATATTTGTTTGTTGTGGAGGTGGAGGGATGTTAGCGGGCATAGCAACGTACGTAAAACGAGTTCGTCCAAAAGTAAAGATAATTGGAGTAGAAGCAGCTGATGCTGCCGGAATGACGACTTCATTAAAAGCAGGCAAGATTGTGTCGCTTAAGAAGTTGGGTCTATTTGCCGACGGTGCGGCAGTGCGAACAATTGGTACCGAAACGTTCAGACTTTGTACAGAATTTGTCGATGATATGGTGACAGTTACGACGAATGAAATTTGTGCGGCCATAAAGCACGGATACGAAGATACTCATGTCATTATGGAGCCGGCCGGTGCATTGGGCATTGCGGGTGCAAAAAAGTATTTACACAAGCACAACATGAAGAATAAGACAGTCGTCGCAATAACCTCTGGTTCAAATGTAGAGTTTGATCGATTACCGTTTATCATCAAACACGCAAATACCAAAAAAGCATAGATCGTGGTTCGCATGTTGTAGTACACATCTTCATTTAGTAATTTCTACGAGTGTATTGTATCATCTACATCAGTTTGAACGTAAAACTGACAATCAAAATCATAATACACTTTGGTTATAAAGACCCCCGGTAATACATTCCATTTTTCAGGTGGTATCATGGACAAAAATCTGTCTTTGTTTCCATTTTCAAATACATAATACATGGTTCCTGGTACCTTTTTAAAACGACATTCCATTTTTTGAAAATCTAAATTATATTGATGATGTAATAAAATATGCTCCGCTTCATTTTGAAGCATTTTCATTTGCTTTGCAATTAATTCTAATCTAGCATAACTCGCATAATTGTTTTTTACAGAATGGACCATTTGTTGCATATCATCGTTATTATGAATCATTTTAAATAAACTCATTACATTGTCCTTGTTTAAGTTAGACAAAGACATATTAGTGTATATTCAAGAGGTATGCTTAAATCCTTTATTATACAATTATCTATAATATATACAGTATATAATTGTATGAAATCGTTCTATATTTCTATTTTACTCACTTTATTTACTTTGATTCAAAAGACAAAATCAAGTGATTGCGTATGTACCACTGTACCATGTCCAAAAGAAGGACACGATCCAATTATCATGGGAAACGGATACGCCACAATGGATTATTTTTATATTCTCCACGGATCCCATGAAGTGGTTAGTCACGCACAAGGTTTGGTGCAACCGCTTTCCCTAGATCATGGTAGTGAAACCACGTCTTGTACGCAAAAATACGCGCGCATGTTAGAAGACGATGGTTCTCAAACTTGCGACGCGGGACATATATTGGCAAATCGTTTGGGTGGATATGGAAATACTCCCTATAATATTTTCCCACAAAATGCGTCTATAAACCGAGGAACGTATTCACAATTTGAAGGATATATATACAACTATATTCAAAAAATAAATAACAGTGCAAAACTAACATGGGTCTTTTTTTACAATGAAAATGCCACCATGCCTTATATGGTAAATTATAGTGCATATTTTATGGATGGGTATGTGTTAAATTCCTTATTTCCAAATAAATAAATGAATGAATACATAAATGAATAAACAACAATGAACCTTTATTTCGCAAATTGTTCCATTTGATGGAAATTCAAATACTTGAATATAGTTTGTCTTTTGTCTTTTAAAAAGTTCATTCTTTCTTGATAGATTTCAAGAGAAGGGATTTTTCCTTCAATGGATGTGATTGCGGATAGTTCCGCGGATGCCAAATATACATTGGCTCCTTTTCCAAGACGATTTGGAAAATTACGGGTAGATGTGGATAATACGGTAGCATTGTCTTCCACGCGTGCTTGATTGCCCATACATAATGAACAACCTGGCATTTCTGTACGAGCTCCGACATTTTGATACGTCTTATAAAATCCTTCTTCTTGTAAGATTTGTTCGTCCATTTTTGTAGGCGGTGCTAACCACAATGTGGTATTTAGAGAACCTTCGTGTTGTTCTAGTAGTTTACCGGTTGCCCGAAAATGACCGATGTTTGTCATACAACTTCCAATAAAGACTTCGTCTATTTTTTCACCAGCAACATCAGATAATAAAACCGCATCATCTGGATCATTGGGAGCACATAATATGGGTTCTTTGATATCATTCAAATCAATACGAATGATTTCTTCATAACTTGCTCCTTCATCCGCTTTCAATAATTGGGGATTCTTCAACCAATTTTCCATTTTTTCAATACGACGTGTGATGGAACGCTCATCCCCATATTTTTCATGAATCATCCATTGTAATAATACAATATTGGATTGTAAATATTCAATCACCGAATCTTCATGAAGCTGAATCGTGCATCCTGCTGCGGACCGTTCTGCGGTTGCGTCAGATAATTCAAATGCTTGTTCGCATGTTAAATGAGGAAGCCCTTCTATTTCAATGATTTTTCCGCTAAAAATGTTTTTCTTATTTTTCTTTTCAATGGTTAAAAGACCCTTTTGTTTTGCGACATACGGAATCGCGTGTACCAGGTCTCGCAATGTAATTCCAGGTTGCATTTCACCTTCAAACCGAACACATATAGAAGGTGGCATATCTAAGGGCATGGTACCTGTTGCAGCGGCAAAAGCAACTAATCCTGAACCCGCGGGAAAGGAGATTCCAATGGGAAACCGAGTATGTGAATCTCCACCGGTACCAATTGTATCGGGTAGTAACATGCGGTTTAACCAACTATGAATGATTCCATCTCCGGGTTTTAAAGAAATGCCTCCTCGATTTTGGATGAATTCTGGCAATGTATTATGGGTGATAATATCGATTGGTTTTGGATACGCTGCAGTATGACAAAAAGATTGCATGACTAAATCCGCACTAAATCCCAAACAGGCCAAGTCTTTTAACTCATCACGAGTCATAGGACCGGTTGTATCTTGTGAACCCACACTTGTCACCAATGGTTCACAATAACTACCTGGCAATACACCTGGCAAATTACACGCTTTTCCGACCATTTTTTGAGCCAATGTATATTTTTGATTTTCACTTGGATATGTTATATGATTTGACATAAATATGGACGTTTTGCTTTCATCGTTTAATGCTTTTTTGGCTTTCATCGTTAATCCTTTTCCAATAATAAGTTGTATGCGCCCCCCTGCTTTAACGCTATCCAAAAGAGTATTATGTTTTAAATTCCATTCACATAAAGTTTCCTGTGTATTATTATCTTTTGTAACTCCTTCATACGGATAGACGTCTATCAATTGTCCATCATACAAATGTTCCACATTCATTTCAATGGGAAGAGCCCCACTATCTTCCATGGTATTGAAAAAAATAGGTGCGATTTTTGTACCAAAACAATACCCCCCGCTTTTTTTATTTGGAACATAAGGAATATCCTTTCCAAAATGCCATAAAATACTATTTGTGGCGCTTTTACGACTTGAACCAGTTCCAACTACATCCCCCACATACGCAATGGGAAGTCCCTTATTTTGTAATATACGAATATGTTCCATGGGTCCTATTTTATCTTCATAATCTGGAACAATTCCTAATCGTCGTGTTTTCAACATGCTTAACGCATGAAGAGGAATATCCGGACGACTCCAAGCATCTTGGGCGGGAGATAAATCATCCGTGTTTGTTTCACCGGGAACTTTAAAGACACTCATGGTAATTTTCTCTGGAATATCTTTTTTTTCCTGAAACCATTCACCTTTACTCCAAGAGTATAACAACTTTTCTGCATATACATTTCCCTTTTTGTATTTGTCTTCTATATCATAAAAAGAATCAAAGATTAAAAGACTATTTTTCAATTGTGTATAGACCTCATATTGATGCTCTTCGTAATCCAATAAAGAGGTTAATACTTGAATATTATACCCCCCTTGCATGGTTCCTAATAATTGAATCGCGTGTTTTGGAGTAATCAATCCATTAAAACTTTTGTATTGACACAATTCTTTTAAATATTCTACTTTTAATTTACTGGTTTCATCCACACCAGGAACAATTCGATTTGAAAATTGATCCAACAAAAAGGATTTGTCTTTTTGTATATCATAATCAAAGTGTTTAAAAATATGAATTAGATCCTTTACTTGTTCCACATTCAAGGGCAAAGGCGGTATGTTTTGGACCACTCGTTTCATATATTGATCTTGAATCGTTGTCCTAAATGCCTTTATGGTTGTCATGTTTTATATAACATTTATCTATATTTTTAAATACAAATACGTCATTGTATAATTGAATGACGTCATTGTATAATTGAATGACGTCATATTATGATTAGAGTAATAAAGGTGTTTGAAGAAAATTAATACATTCCACGTCAGTTTATTACACGATACACCACGTCATTACAGAAATGAGTTATTATATTATTATAACAAGATAACAATATAAACAGTTCTGGTGTATAGATCGTATAATGAAATATTCTATTTTCTTCTTTTCCATGTTTGCGAGCTGCAGTGCATTTCAAAATGTAAAAACCCAAACCAGGAATAAACCAACTACAAGTTCCTTTGAATTTTATGGAGACATTGAGCCACTTGGATTCTTTGATCCTCTACAAATTACGACCAATTGTGAAGAAAAGACTCTAAAATATATGCGTGAAGCAGAAATCCACCATGGACGCATTGCCATGGTTGCTTCCCTATTGCTTCCATTGATCGATCATATTGAAACCGATAAACTTGCCATTAACGCATTGAGTCAGTCGGGTTCACTTTTGAATAATGTTGCTCTTGGATCCATGGGATTCTTTGAACTAGCTCGCATGACTTCTCTTTACAAGCCTCCACGACAAGGACTTTTTGAACTAAAGAATGAATCTCAACCAGGAAAACTCAATCCTTATACGAAACTTGATGTCAATCGTGCAACTAAGGAATTGTCCAATGGACGCCTTGCCATGATTGGAGTAGTTGGATATATGGTACAAGAACTCGTTTCAAATGAAAAAATCTTTTATTAAGTAAGTATATAAATGGAAAGTGCTAGTAAAGAGATTTTACTGGGTTCTTTAGTAGAACTATTGAATGATGGTGAATTTAAAAAGGACTTTGTCAAAAAAGTGAACGACCATGTAGACATTCCTCTTATTAATGAAAAAACCGAAAAAAAAGTAATTAATACGTTATACAAACTCATGGTGGAACAAGTAGAACTCGCCATTGAAAAAGTTCAAAAAAATGATTAGAATAATTGTATCTTCAACAAATAATTATATATAAAATATATCACTATTTATATATAATGAATCTATTTGAAATAGAAAGTAATACGAAGAAATTTGTAGATACCGAAAAATCAAATATTATAAATAAATTAAAAAATACAACCAATTCATGTATTTTGATTTTATGGTTAATGATTTTAGTACTATTTCATAAAAAGTTAATTTTAGTAGAGCATAAAGAATATGTGCTAATTGGTTTAATAGTATCCATTTTAATGATAATTTGGAACATTTTTTCTAAAAAAGAAAATGTTGATAATAAAGAAATAATAGTAAAAAAATTAAAAGAAGAAAAGAGTCTTGCTAAATTAATACCGGTTATGATCTTTGGTTTGGCTACATTAGTAGGAAGAGCAGAACGTGAAATTTTACTCGAAATCGCACCATATTTATTATTAGCAGTATTATTTGGTACAGTTATACCATTTTCCATAGATTTTACTCATAGAAGATCTAATCATCATTCATTGAAAACACTAGTTTTATTGGAATCAATCGACTATAACAGTGAAGTAATCGCAATAGGTTCAATCGTGTCAGGAATAATATATTCTTATATGCTAATCATTAGTAAGTAATTCAAATTCAACGCACAATTATATATAAAATGTATCACTATTTATATATAATGAAACAACGATCAGATCTTTTACAAACCTATGGTTTAGAATTCATAGGAACCATATTATTTATGTATATGATATTAATCACCAATCAAATATGGATAGTTGCCATAACATTGATTGTTATCTCTTATTTCATGGATAAAAAACACTTTCAGTATTTCAACCCCGCCTATACGATCATGAATTATGCGAAAAAGGCGATTTCCTTTAATGATGCGATTGTATATATTATCGCCCAAGTATGTGGAGCATTAGTTGCCCTTTTTTTATATAAACAGTTTTAGATTTAAAAACGATTTTAAAAGACAATGTGTTTCTATTATATGTACGATTTACCTGAAGTATTACAACAGAGAATAGGCACAGATGCCATGGTTTTAAAGCGTAATACTAGCGGTTGGACTCCCATTCACGAAGACCTTCAAAGTAAAATGCTTTATTTGAAAAAAACACGTTATTGTTTTGATAAGTTCATGATATTTGAAAAGATTCATCGTTTAAGTACATGTATTTATTTTAGAAAACGTAAAAAGTATACTTGGCTGCGAGCCATGAAATATTCATATGATTTATATTATTATCAACCCGTTATACACAATCGTTATTGTGTCATGAATGATTTATTTTCCACCGATTCGTATGGTTACTTCATTGATGATTACGAAACAATAGACATTGAATAATCATTTAAATAGAAATCAACAACATCATATATGTATAAATTCTTATGTGAAAATAAAGAATATGAACCTTATCAATATGTTGAAACAAAAACCTTTCAACCTGTTGACATACCCACCACACCCCAAGAAATGAAGTTATTCGTGAATGATTTATTTCATTATGATCATGACACAAAACAACACCAATTGGTCCATTCGAATTTTCGGGTTAATAAATGGAATCCAGGTATATTGGATTTAACCATGACCCACGGAAAAGAAAACAATAAATTTTTATATTTATGTAAACCCGATGACAAACGAATTCCTTTTTTTCTAATACCCTATTATCAAAAACAAGGCTTTGACAAGTCGGTACAAAAATTATACATCACTTTTGAATTCAAACACTGGAATCACGCCCGCCCCTATGGAACAGTGACGCAAAATTTAGGAAACATTGTCATATTGAATCATTATTACGAATATATCTTGTATTGTAAATCCTTGAATGTATCCATACAACCTTTTACAAAAGAAGTGAAACAAAAACTCCAAAGTAAAAATTGCCAACAGTGGATTCAAACCATACGCGAAAAAAACAATATACATGAGAGAAATAAACAAGATCATTATATCTTTACGATTGATTCCAAAGAGGCAGTGGATTTTGATGACGCCATATCCTATAATGAGAAAGAACATAAAGTCAGTATATATATTACCAATGTTGCTCTTATTATGGACGAGTTGTCTTTATGGGATGCCTTTACGAACCGGGTTTCAAATATATATTTGCCCGATAAACGGCGAAGCATGTTGCCATCGTTATTGATTGATTCTTTGTGTAGTTTGAAACAAAAAGAATCTAAGCTGTGCTATGTCTTGGATTTGTATTATAATCAAGACAATAGTCTCAAAGACTATGCATTTGACTTGTGTAATGCATATATACACAAAAATGTCTTTTATGAAGAATTGGAAACCTTTGAAAAAACGAAACACCTTCAACCTATTATGAAGATATTTAATGTAAAACGTTCAAAACAATTGATCACTCGCTTGATGTTGTTGTTTAATCATTATGTGGCAAAAGGTCTTCAAGAAAGAAAAGTGGGTATTTTTAAAACATTGAATCAAAAAGAAGAATCATGTATAACAAAAGAAGATATTCCACAAGATGTTTATGAACGTATATCGATATTCAAGACAAATGCTTCCAATTACAGTGTATACCATGAGGATCTAGTCTATAAATCAATTATACACAAGGATATCGATGTATACGTTCAATCAACGAGCCCCATTCGCCGTCTTGTGGATTTGTTAAATAATATTGCATTCATACACGCTTTAACATCACACACTATGAGTACCAAATCCCAAGATTTTTATGACTATTGGACCACGTCATCCAATATGGAACACATTAATATATCATCTCGTAGTATCAGGAAAATTCAATCAAAGTGCTTCATTTATCAAAAATACGAGCAAAATCGGGTACAAGGCAAAGAGGTACATTATGAAGGATATGTCTTTGACAAAGTATACAAAGAAGGAGATGGTAAATATCAATATATGGTGTATATTTCGTCCTTGGGATTGATCACTTATATCACACTAATTGAAGATCTCTCGAATTACAGCAAACACCTCTTTTCTCTTTATGTGTTTATGAACGAAGAAAACGATAAGAAAAAAGTAAAACTTCAATTGTGTTATGAATGTAAAGAAATGATACAATAAAATATATTATGATCAATCAAGATTATAGGATCAATCATGATTATATTATATTAACGATACTTACACTTCTTCTTGATGTATGTTTATTCTTTATTATATTACAAAATTCATTGAATGTGATGGATATGTGTTTTATATACAACGTTTTTTGTATTCATTTTATATTTTTATATAGCCTTTATTACGAGAATCAATGTTTAATCGATTTTTGTCATTATAACTTGTTCCTATTGCTCGCGATAAGTCCATTTATTGTTACGAATGTATATATATTGTGGGTTTGTTTGTTTTTAGTGTATATGGTTCAGCTTTTATGGATAATAGAAGAACGATGTATTTTAAATAAAAAAGATGAAACATTTGGATATGGAAAAATATTAAGTGTTGGAGTATTATGCAATACTATCTTGTTGTCATTTTGTATTGGAAAAAAATACTAATGTAAAAAGAACTTCTTTATAGATGGATCCTTTTTCATAATACTATCTCGAAGATATGTAAAAAACAATATAAATTCGTATTTTTTCATATCTGTGGTGGATTGGGAAGAAATACGTTGTAGTTCCTTATGGACGAACGTATTGTATTTTGGATGAGAAATATGATATAAAAAGTCGTCTTTTTTTAAAATACTTTTCGCAAAGGAGTTGGGTAAAAAGAGGATGTTTTTACTACACGCAACATCAAATCCGATTTCTTGTATAACAGGATGATTCTGAAATTGTTTTGGAATAATGTGATGATTGTCCACATAATAGGGCTTGAAATATTTGTTTTTGAATTGTCTTCTATATTTGGTATTATAATGAAAAATATCATGGTCTTTTTGATACTGAAATATAGAATAAGAAGGAACGATTTGTAAAAGACCACCACATTGTTTGACATCATACATATAGGGGGTTTTGGGGATATTCAACAAATAATAACAAAACGAATATTTCATAGAAACCAACTCAACTATTTTAACAATATATAAAAGAAAGTGCTTATTATTTATAATGTGATAGGAAAAAAATTTATTATTTTACTACAGTTACATTTTTTCTTTTTGCAACCTTTACAAAATTTATTTAAATCAAAAACTGCTTTCACGCAATTACAATGTTTGCTACAATGCAACATTTGATTTAATTTTTCTTTTTTACTAAGTGTAAGTGACCTTATATCTTCGTTTTTCATTTTTTCATTTTCTTCCTTAACTATTTCTCTCTCTCTTTCTCTCTCTCTCTCTCTTTCTCTTTCTCTCTCTTTCTCTCTTTCTTTTGCTTCTCTTTCTCGATGATTTTTTTCTATCCTTTCTTTTTCGTATCTACGATAATCTTGTTGACGTTTTTTTTCTAATTCACAAGATTCGCACAAATGATCTCTATCGCAAGTGATAACTATATCTCGTTCTTGACAATATTCTATTGTTTCATAGTAATTATCTAAAAATGATTGTGCTTTTATTTCAAACCATGGTTCTGGACGATTTATATCTAATGTTTTATGTGTGTGATACATTTCAAATATATATTGAATCTCGTTATCAGTTATCAAAGCAACATCTGCACTTCTTTGTGAATTGTTGAAATGAAATCTATATTCTAAAATAGCTTGCGACGTATCGTAGTTATACAACGCATATATAGTTTTTTCAATATAACAATTTGAACATTTTCGTTGAAAAAATAATACTTTCTTGTTATCTAATATTTTTTTCATCACTATTTTTGCATCTTTGTGTACTTGACTTTCACTAGGGCTTATATAATATTTACACGGATCAATGCTTGATTTATGTGAGAAATAAGGTCGTTTTATCTTCCCTTTTTTGAAAATAATATCACGGGTACAACAAGGACACTCATAATTACTTTTTTTTGATGCTTCATTCGGCAATTCGTATAATTTAGTTTCTTTGTTTATAGCCCCTCCAGGAAAATGCATGTTATTATACAATAATAATTACCATTTAAATTACATTTTGTTTGTAATCATACGAGGTACCACATTCATGGCGATCAACTCTTGAAACAATAATTTACAACTATAAGGAATCTCTACATATGAAAAGTTCGTGCGATTTTCGCATACATTACACAAATGTATTTTTTCTTCTTCGTTATAAGGGACAATCAACCCACAGTGATTGCAAATATGTACGCTATATTTATCAGATACATCGTATATTCTATCTTTGGTAAAGCGAGACGCACCGTGAGAGATCATACAATCTCTTTCCATTTCACCAAACCTCAACCCACCATCACGACTACGCCCTTCCGCGGGCTGACGGGTTAGATTCACCATGGGTCCAATACACCGACTGTGTTGTTTATCTGCGACCATGTGCTTCAAACACTGGTAATAAGCCGGTCCAATAAAGATGGATGTTTCGATTTGTTTTCCGGTTTTCCCATCATATAACAATTCATTTCCATTGGATTCAAAATTGTGTTTTTGTAGTTCTTGACATATGGTTTTAATATCCAATGTTCCAAAACTGGTTCCATCTCCATAAATTCCCAGTTCCAACAATACTTTTCCAAGGAGAGTTTCCTTCAATTGCGCAATTGTCATACGAGATGGAATTGCGTGAGGATTTATGATCAAGTCTGGACGAATACCGTCCTTTGTAAAAGGCATGTCCTCTTCATTGATAATATGTCCGATTGTTCCTTTTTGACCGTGACGACTTGAAAATTTGTTTCCCGTTGCGGGAACACGATGCGAACGAATCCGAACCTTACAAGTCGTGTATCCTTCTCCATTACGATTCATATAATTTTTATCAATATAACATTCTTCATGCGTTTTATAGGATTTACTATTATCTGTATATTTGATCGTTTTATTATTGTCGTTTTTGTGACCTTTAATACTTGTCATCACTCCTATGAAAATATCTTTGTCTTCCAATAGTGTATTTTCGGGAATGAGACCCTTATCGTTCAACTTGTCGTAATTTCCAAATTTAATGTTTTTGGTGATGGCCTTATTTGGCTTCCCTCGTATTTCTTCTTCTCCATTCACCTTTTTGTCTTCATCTTTTTCCGTATGATACAAGGTGGAATGAAACAATCCTCTATCTACGGAACCACGATTGAATAAAATACTATCTTCTTGATTGAAACCACTATGAGTCATAATCGCAACAATTACCTGATTACCCGATGAAAGATTGCTAATTTTCAACATATTCATAATACGTGTTTCGACCAATGGTTTCATGGGATAATTCAAAATATAAGCAGTCTTATCCATACGTTTATTAAAGTTGGAAGCATAAATACCAATGGCTTGCTTTCCCATCGCACATTGATACGTATTTCTCGGCGATTGATTGTGTTCTGGAAAGGGAATACAAGACGCAAGAACTCCAAAGATGGTACTTGGATGTATTTCACAATGAGTATAATTGTATTGAGGTTGTTTTGACTTCACATCCATGCATACCATGCCATATTTTTGTTCTTCGCTGTCAATATATTCAATGACAGATTCATTGATTTTATTTCCAAGCAATAGATCATCCCATAATAGTTCTCCCTTTTGAATTTGATTTGTAATCTCTTTATGAATGATCAATTGATTCTTTTTCATTTTATATACAGGACGAACCAATCTTCCAGAATCATTATAAATGTATATGATTTTTTCCGAAACATTGAATGTAATAGATGTATAAATATGAATAAATCCTTTGTATTTCTTCTCTTTCAACGAATGATATAACTCAATTGGATGTTCTGTAACACCTAACCATCGCCCATTGAAGATGACTTTCACTTTATTATGAAAATATTGTATTGGTTTAGTTTCATCGTTAATGTTCGTAATTTCAGGCATGATATAATCATAAATGCAATTTGCGTCACTATAACCCGTGATACATGCCATATACGCGAGATTTTTGACAACCCCTACAGATTGACCCTCCGGAGTTTCCGCGGGACACAAGAACCCCCAAGTACTACTATGAAGTTTCCGTGGTTCAACCAACTTTCCCGTTTTGTCAATCGGGGTATTAATGCGACGCGAATGACTCAATGTGGACGCATAGGTTAAACGGTTCAATACTTGTGCTACACCTACACGGTTTGAATGTAATTGTTTAATACCAAAGTCGCCAGTAGATAACGCTCGTTTGATACCATTTTCAATGGTAGACGACTTTACAATTTTATATATATTTGTCAATGTCAAAATACTTGTATAGTCTTCGCTGGATTTCCAAGAACCGTTGTTGATTTCGCGAATCACCAGTTTTTGAATGTCTTTAATCACTTTATTGAAATAATTACGAAACAAATTATTCAACAAACAACCTGTCAATTCAATTCGTTTATTTTCATATGAATCACGATCGTCTGGTTTCGTATAACCGAGGAAACAAGAAATCAATTTATAACACATGAGCCCTAACAAATGCACTTTTTCTTTCTTTGTTTTACAATTTGGAAAAAGATCATGGTTTAAGATATCAAGCGTAAAATCCGTTTTTTTTCGATCCCCTTCTTCAGGAGTCATATTGATTGGTGTATAAATCACACAAGATTTCAAATACTGAATACAATCCTCTCGTTCAATGTGTTCATGATTCATTTGAATCGTAGGTTTCAAAAAGCTCAACATTTTTTGATTTTTATCATTTTCCAAATCCAACAAAATGTATTCGCAAATTTCTTTATCTGTGGTAATACCAAGACACCGAAACAATAGAAACAATGGAATTGGTTTTTTCAACTTGGGAATAGTAACATAAATCGTATATCCCATTTGTTCTTGTTTACTCGTAATCATCATATAAATTTGTTTAGGAGAAATGACTTTCCAATAAGGAACGCATCTCATTTCCGCATTATAACTCCATTTTGTGTTTTTCTTATTTTTAAATACATAAATTTTATTATCTGCAGCTTTTTCTTGACCTAAACATGTTTTTTCTGAACCATTGATAATAAAATATCCACCGGGATCCATACGACATTCGTCGGTTTGTTCATGATGTAAGAAGTTATATTGATTTAAGGTACATATGGATGATTTGATCATAATGGGAATTTTTCCAAATTGAATTTTAGTGAGTTTAATATGCTTACGTTCTTCTTTTTCAAGAGATGCGCCTGAGAAAATAATGTATTCAATATTCATATCTAAGGTAAGATTGGAACTATACGTAAAATTTCGCAATCGGGCATCATTCGGAAACATCAGTTTCGTCGCTCCATTGTTTTCATGAATTTCGGGACGAAATAAGGACATATTTTCAAACGTAATAATGATTTGAAGACGATATTTTTTGAATTCTTTGATATAATCTTGTGAGGAACGAATGACCAACGGATTAAACATGTCAATGGTTTTTTTCATTTGATTTTGAATAAAATCATTATAAGATTCAATTTGGTGTTTGACTAATTGATGTAGGTGTTTGTTTTTGAAATAGCTTTCGATGACACTCCACGTATCTTCGTTGTTAATCTCCATTTTATTTGACTTTCTTCATGAGTTATATTTAATTCAATTTTTATTCAATATGTAAAAATACGAAAAGAAAAATAAGATAGCATATAAATGGCAGATAAGAAAACGATCAATATTGATTCACAATTTTTGAACTATTCTTCGAAAAAAGAAAAAAAACAAAGTAAGGGAAATAAACAACAAAAAAAAGCGGAAATTGCAAAGGTAAAACCACAACAATTGAAAGAAGTGTTATTGCAAAAATTAAAGGAATATAAAAAGCAAAAACAAAGGGAAAAAAAGAATGAAACCGTTCCCTTACAAAACCATGTCAGTCAGTCTTTCATAGACACGATACAAAAGAAAAAAAATAAAACGCAGAACAATATACATTTGGACGATTTCCAAGTAAATGTTCCTGTTACTACCCCTTCTTCTGTGTTTCAAACGCCCAAAAAGGAGGAAGTGGTTTCTCAAGATTCGATCCCTATTTTACACACACCTGCTGCTCAACCCCTTTATAGTAATCTTAAACATTCTTCTTTGCCTACCTATCGTCAATGGAAACAAAAAACACAACGAAAATCCGAACCTGAAGTAAACCCCTCCAAAAAAAGCAGATTAAGATTAAATGTATCCAAAAAACTAAAAGTAGGTAAAAATATAACTCAAAAAAAGGTGGGTGTCTTTTTAAAGAGTAACGTTATGAAGCAAAATATAGATGAAAATATGGTTGAAATGAAAAAGTGTAAAGTAAAAACCATGAAAAGTTATTTGAAACACAAAAATTTAATTAAATATGGATCTTGTGCTCCAACGGAATTATTACGAGAAATATATATTAATTCACAGTGTTGCGGAGGTGTTGAAAATAAAAATGGTAAAAATAGAATCGATAATTTCTATGAAAATGAAATATCTTGATCTTTCTATTAAAGTAAACATTGTAGATTTAATTTAAAGCATTTCTATATAACATTGTATAATATGTCTATTGAATCGTTATTTAAAACAGAAGTTCGTATTGAAAATAGAAAAATGATTTATATGTTAACCTCACAAGGCAATGATATCACCGAGTTACGAATGATTCAATTCATCAATGATATAGATACAATGTTAAATACATTTTATCATAAAGACGTTACAAATATACATCTTGTTTTTGTGGTAAAAAATGTTAAACTACCATCCAATTTTACCTTGTTAGATGAATTTGCCCAGGTGTTTATAAAACATCGTGCAATTATTCTTGAAAAACTTCATTTTACTATTTTACAAAATGAGAATAATCTGTTTCGTATCTTCTTCACGATATTTAAAAAGTATTACAATCCATTAAAACCGCTTTATTTATGTAAAACTGACGAAGAAGTTCATGAATGTTTACACAATCAAGAGACGCGTCATCAATTCAATGAAATTATGAATCAATTGAATGAAAAGAATGAATAAAATGATTTACTCCCTTATTGTACGACGGCAACTTGGACATGTATTATTATTTTGAACCCATGTCATTAATGTGGGTTTGTTAAAAATATGTTTACAACGTGCTACCATACAAACGTGTTGATTTGGTTCAAACGATTCACGGGTAATCGGGCATATATCATTGATGGGTTGGGGTATAATCGAATATCCAGAAATATCGTACAAATGATAATTCGATTGGGAAATATCTATTTCATGTATATTATTTTCATCTACATGTAATACATTATAGGATAAATCAGACGTTGTCATATGATCTCGATTTTGATTATTTGAAAAAAGACTATCAAACTGTAAAACAAAATTGGCTTGACCTGGTTGTTGTAAAGGAGTTGGTGGTAATTGAGGTAAAAGTAATTGTTGCGAATATTGAATCGTTTGATTCAGTTGTTGAATACTTTGGGCTAATAATTGAATGTTTTGAAAATGAAGGTTTACATTTTGAGACATTGTTGAGAAGCGTCTGTTGCGATTACGATATGAACCAAAAGGACGATTATACATGGGACTTTGTGTGAACGATTGTCCATGAAAGTTCATTATGTATTGTTTTATATATTTATTTAAATAATAAACAATAAGATTGTATAATGAATCATATGACTTCTTACAAAGGGAATGGATTAACTGGACTCGTTAATTTAGGAAATACGTGCTATATCAATAGCAGTTTGCAAGTACTAAGTCATATTCCAGAAATGAATGAATATATCAATCATTTTCTAAATGAACGACAAGATGTATCAAATCGAGATATTGCCTTTTTAAAAGAATGGAATGAATTACGAACATTGATGTGGAAAAAAGATGTTACCATTTCTCCCAATCGCTTCATTATGTCCATACAATTTATTTCAAAAGAGAAAAAAAATGATGAATTTATCGGATTTTCTCAAAATGACAGTACAGAATTTTTGTACTTTATTATACAAATATTCCACGATGCTTTACAGTTGTGTAAAAATAAAGATAGGCTCTTTCAGAATCAATTGAATATTTACAAAAAGGTCCCTTCTTTTTATTCTTTTTTGAAGAAACACCACAAGGATAGTTTTTCGATGATGGATGCCTTGTTTTCGATTTACATTAAAATAGAAATAATTGATAAAAAGACAAATAAACAACTTGCTTTAAACTATGAATCGTTTTATATTTTTGATTTGGCATTGACAAAACTGACTTTAGAAGATTGCCTTAAAATTCATTTTTCAAATGAAGAAATGAATGAATGTAATAATAATCAATTTTATGATGATAAAGAAAAGGTATACAAAGACGTGATTAAAACACAGACATTAATGAATGCACCGCCTTACTTAATCGTTCAGTTGAAAAGATGGAATATGAACATGAAAAAGAATTTGCGTATTATCCAATATGATATCAATATGTTAGATTTGAACCTGTTTATACAAAACGATTCTCCTTATAAAGGAAAATATAAGTATCAGTTATTTGGTATCATAAATCATAGTGGTACAATGTTAGGTGGTCATTATTTCGCGTATATCAGAAGTTTTGATGGAAAATGGTATGAATTCAATGATACACTTGTTAAAGAAATTCCTATTTCAAAATTGATAACAAATAAAAATTATTGTTTCATTTATCGAAGAAATAATAAATAATAGTATAATATAATAAAATGAGTGATGTCAGTAATTCTGATTTTGGAGTAAACGTACAAGATTATTCATATATTCCAGATTCACAAGATAATGTATTATTAAATGCTCTTAAATATACAAAAGTATCATTTGTGGTTTTGTTATTAATTGTCATTGGGATATACGTGGGTATCTTTTTCTTGTTAGGTAATGGAAATGATGCAAATACATCACCCTTAAAAAATCTCTTTATTATCATCTTAGAAATTGTTTTATGGGTTTTGTTAATTTACGTGGTTTATGTAAATATTGTAAATTATAATAATAGTAACGATGATTTTAAGACAAATATGATGAATCTATTTAATTCAAGTTTAGCAGAACTCCAAATAAGTTCTCAATCATCAAGCGATACTCCTTCATCGGATACTTCTTCATCAGATACTTCTTCTAGTTCCACAACATGCGACTCAAATACAAATGGTTCAAATGAAGTATTTCATATACCGAATAATCTATATACCTATGAAGATGCGATTCTTATGTGTGAAAAATATGATGCTCGTCTTGCAAATTATGATGAAATTGAAAGCGCATATAATAACGGAGCAAATTGGTGTTCCTATGGGTGGTCTAAAGAACAAATGGCTTTATTTCCAACACAAAAAGCCATTTATAATCAGTTGAAGAAAATACCAGGTCATGAACATGATTGTGGAAGACCTGGTATTAATGGAGGATATATAAGTAATCCCAATGTAAAATTTGGAGTCAATTGTTACGGAGTCAAACCAAAACCAAACGCAAATGATGAATCTTACATGCATTCATTGAATCACACTCCAAGCGGAATAGAATCGAATAAAACGGATGACGACCTAGCAAATTCTCTTCTTGCACCATTTAATAAAAATATATGGTCACGATTTTCAGACTCGTCGTCGTCGTCGTCGTCCTCTTCATCTTCTTCTTAATCTAAGTTCTTTTTCGTTTTTCGCATAGATTTTTTTTTTATCTGTTTACACGTTTGATTTTTTGTACACCATCCCATATTTAAACATAATATATGTTCCAATAAAAGTTGGTCTAGTTTTGGTAAACAATATGCTTTGTGTTCATATAATGTATTTTCATCTTCTTTAGAATTACAATTTAATCCGTTTGGTACATCATACCCAGCTAACATTTATATATAATATATATAAATGTTTTAAATACTATATATTTTAAGTTCCTCTTTTTCTTTTTTGTCTCGTTTTTCCTTTATGAATTGTATACAATGCTCCACATTTAAGGAAACAGAAAATTCTTGACAATACTCCTTTAATTGTGTTTCTAAGTATTTCATACTAAGATTTTGATATTGTAATGATGATTTATGTTGTATTTTATGCGTATCTAAAACAAATATTTTTTTGTCCATGTTAATGTTTTTCATAAATGTCATAATTCGTTCTTCTAATTCATTTTTTTCGTCTCTTAACTCTTGTAATTGTTTCGTTAATGCTAGACAATCTTCGTTTTTTTTCACATATACATTAAGTTCTTCTTTCAGTTGTTTTCGCTGATCCATATATATGTCCACCTTTTTTCTATTTTCTCATTCTAAATTTATTTTTTCTTTTTCCCTTTTTTAATGTTTTTCTTTTTTTCATTTTTTTATTATTACGAGAAGCAAGATGTTGTAAAGCAAATAATCCAAATGGCACTACTGCGGTTTCAACCATTCCTTTTTTAGTGCCTCCTTTTATGCTACGACGAGATTTATTATTTTTACGTTGACTACGTCGACTACGTTTTTGTGTGTTTCTAGTTTTTCCCATTATATATTTTACAAATATTTTATTTGAGTTTTAAAAATAGTATTTAAAAAAAAACGCATTCAGTACAATAGAATGATTTGTTCTCTTTGTGACTTGAACGTTAGTAGTATTAAAATAAATGACCCGAATCAACCCGAAGAAAATAAATATGTATTTCCATTAACTTTCTCCGATGATAGACCCATTGTATTTTTTTCAAAACAAGTTTATTTTATTCATTTAAAAGAAAACAATTGTTTTCTTCATATTAAAGAACGCAATGATTTAAAATGGTTTAATGAATTACATCGCCATCTTTTAGAGACATTGTATGAATGTCACGATCAGTGGTTTGAGCATAAATTTGAACGCACTAAATATGACTCCATGTTCAAAGATTATTTATTTCCTAATATTGAGGAAAATGCGGTAAACATACAATGTAATGTAGGAGAAGAGGTTCTTTCAAAATTAGGAGAAAAATCAATCATGGAGGTTTATCCGACTTTTAAATTAAATAGTATTGTCTTTAACAATATCCATTTTCAGATTGATTTAGAATTAGTAGAATGTGTACCAGTTGTAGAAAATCCACCTCCTATGGAGAATCATGAGAAATCAACAAATGAATTAAGTATTGATGTAGATGAAGACAATGAAGAACCAGATAATGAAGAACAACATAATGAAGAACAAGAGGAGAAACCAGATGACAATACACAAGATGACCACGAAGATTCCTTTGCAATGAATATTGAATTAAATAAACATATAAATGGAAAGAAAGAAGAAAAGATTTCAAAAGAAAACTTAATTCTAGAAACAAATAAACTAGAAGAAGTGACAATAACTCCAAATGAAGACCTTGTAGAAAAAATAGAATTAAACGATGAAGATTATTATATATTATTCAAAATCATTCAATCGAATATAAAAGAAAACTTTTCTCAATCTTTAGACCAAGTATTAAAGGAACGAAATATTAACACAAAGAACTTGGATTTTCAAAATATTGTATATGATAGCGATGATTTTGAAGATAGCGATGATGAATATATAAATAATGATACATTTGAAGAAGACTATAAAAATATGGTATAATTGTTTAATTTTTAAAAAATATTTTATATTCTATTCTATATAATAATGAACCCGGTTATGAAGTTTTTGAAAAATGTTACAAAAGGGAAGAAAAAGTTCTTTAATATTTTTCTTCTTTTAGTGGTCGTTGTTTTAATTGGCGTTGTATATAAATATAACGGTCAAAAATTAGCAATTCATGATAATATGGATTCGAATAAATTTGCAAGTGTAGGAACAGTTTCGGCCAGCACAAGTGGTGGTTCCTCAAATAGCGCATCAAATGCCGCACCGGCTGGTGCATCTAGTTCAGGAAGTGCTTCCAATAGCGCTCCTAGTGGTGTGAAACCGGTTGAAACCACCGACGGTAAACAATTTTTAAATGTAAATGGAATTTCTTCGACTGCGAGTTCTTCCACAAACTGTAACAACAAACCTGTTATGGACCCGAAGGAATTATTACCAACGGACAACAATAGCGAATGGTCAAATATTATGCCAAACAATGACTTAAAGAAAGTGGGTATGTTAAATGCGGGACATCATGTTGGCGTAAATACGGTTGGATCTTCGTTACGTAACCCAAACTTACAAATTCGTTCCGAACCTGTGATTCCGCAAACGAATATTGGACCTTGGAATAACACAACCATGGAAGCCGACAATATGCGTCGTCCTTTAGAAATTGGTTCGGCGAACTAAAATCACTTTGAATATTAAATAAAATTTAAAATATGTATTTTATTTAATATGGGAAAAAGTAATGAAAATATATTAGGATATATCTTTTTAGGATTTGTACTTTTACTAATTATCAAATGTTATTATGACAATGATTACTTTCAATTAAAATGTATCGTATCTGATGTAAATGGTGAGAAATATTGTGTCCGCGAACGAAATAAGATTGAAGAAGCAAGTGATCTATTGGCATCCATATCCATGAAAATGGAAAAACTTGTGGATCATTTAAAAGAAACTATACCCGATGATGAACGAGTGCAACGATTAGCAAAAAAGTTCAACCCAAAGAAAATAAAAGAAATATTACCTACGAGTGAATATACCGCATATAGTGAAAACAAGGGTGAAAAAATTGCCTTTTGTTTAAGCAAACAAGATAAAACTGATGTGGATCATTTGATTGATGAAAATACACTAACCTTTGTAGCTTTACATGAATTGTCACATGTAGCCACAAAAAGTATAGGTCACACCCAAGAATTTTGGGATAATTTTAAGTTCTTAATACAACACGCAAGCTCAATTCAAATTTATGTTCCCATTGATTATAAAACTGAAAAACAGTCCTATTGTGGTATGACTATTAAAGACAATCCATTTTTTGATTCTTAAAAACCATATGTGTAAATGTACCATGGTCTTGTGATGATATAAGCTTACAATAAGATTGATTGATTATATCAGGATTAAAAAATGAATCACAATCATAAGATTGATTTAATTTAGATAAATGAATTTCATCTATTAAATGAGGCAAAGTTTTGTACAAGGAGTGATATAATGTACTACCACCTATAATCCAATATTCATCAAATGTAGTATCATATAAGAAATCAACAACGTCCAATAAATCTCGCAAAAAGGCAACATCTTTATGGGAATCCTTTAGAGTATTGTCTGTTGATAATACACAATTTTTTCTTTCTTTAAGTGGTTTATGCATTTTGGGTAAACTAAGAAATGTATTCTTCCCCATGATAACACAATTGTTTCCATTTCCAATTGTTTTTTCTTTGAATAGTTTCATTTCTTCTGGTATAGACCAAGGTAATTGATTCTTTTTTCCTATTCCAAAATTTGAATCACAACAAACAATTAGTTTAACATTCGTCATATAATAAAGTATATTAATTATATATAGTTATGGCACATCAAGTGTTTAAACTTTTTATTTTGAATAATGATTCACAGGTTAAAGAAATTCACCTATATGATCCACAACATTCAAATAACAATAAAACCATAAATCCAGATATAACAACCGTTCATGATGTTAAATTATATGGGGATGATGCGATTGAAAACATTAAATATAAATTGTGTTCTGTCTTAAAAGATACAAACATAAATCATTATTCATTTCATTATGAGTCACTTGAAACCTATGATGCGAAAACATTATTTTATACCATGAGTAAAGGCATGGATATTATCATGGAAAAAGAGTTACATATTTTTTGTGTAAACCGTAACATCGAATTTACTAAATCGTTAGAATCAAATACTTATACATTTGAAGATTTTTTGACACATACGGAGAAATATTTTCAAGAACCTTCTAATAGATATGTAACAAAATCCTTGGACTTTCTTCTACCCAGCCACAAATCTATCATGAATATTCAGAAAAATGTATACGAATATAGACAACTCCTTCATAAAGCGATTTCCTTGAATTCTCATTTATTATTTGAAATGGGTAATATCAAAGACAACGCCCTATATGCGGTACATAAAGATGATTATAAAGAATCATTACAATCGAATTATATCGAACCCTTGTATTTTCCATTGAAAGACAAACCTATTTCAAATTTATCAGAAAAATATGATACATACAATCAATATATAGAGAAACATCACTCTTTTTCTAGTGAATTTAATACAAAACATAGTAATCCAGATGCTATTATTAATCATTTTGAATTCGTTTGTCGTAATCAAGGTAACATTGTCTTTCCATTAGAAATCTTTTTTAAAAAAATACACAGTTCTCAAGAAATTCCATTGATACAATACAAACCATCTACCCAAAATGATACCATTTATCGCTTATATGCTCCATATATCGATATAAATGGAAAGAAAAAGCCCTATTTACCAAAAAAAACAACCGTAACTTGTAAATTTCATTTTACAAAAGAAAATAGTGTGTCTCTTTTTTATTATATTCAGTATAATGATTTAAAAAAAATAAATGTTTATTTTGATATCGACCATAACGGAAATATATATGTGTCCGTTGATAAAATAGACCTTTCCAAAGAAGACCTTTTGTCTTTTTGTCTTTCCGTTTTAAATAAAACAATTGAAAAAATTATTAAAACCATTGATCCGGTACGCATTATGTTTAAAGAAGTACCAACTTTTGAAAATGACAACATTCATATTTTAGATATTCATTATAAGATCAATTTGCATAATTATGATATCAAAGATATAAAGTACGCTTGTAACAAATATTTTCAAACTATTTTTCATGTATTGGAATCCGATTCTCATAAATTAGATATAAATTACAAACGTGTTTCCAATTACAATAAAATGAATGATATCAATGCAACCATAACAAAACTCTATAACAAAGGGGAATCGCTTGAAACCATTTTTTCAAAAGTCAACGCGTTTTTTTCAGATGATCAAGAAAAAGCAATTCAACATATAAAAGATGTAATTTCCACAATATCTATGTCAAATCAACTTCAAGAAAGTGGTATGAAATATCAAAAAATGAGTGTAAAACACAATCCCGGATTTCTAATCCAATGTACGAATAAAGAGTTAATTGTATCTAATATGAATCATTTTGACTATATTATTTATTTTCGTATTTTTCTGGATAACTTGTTGTATATCTCTTTACATAAAGAAAAGAAACAAACATTTCAAACCTTTTTCAATAAAAATACATCAAATGCGGTACTTGTGAATGCACCAGAAGTGAAAATCGCAAATTATAACCAAGAAAATGAGCAAAATGAAAATCAGTGGAGTAATAATGAAAGTGACTGGGACAATAATGATGATCCTGAATCAGATAGCGAAGAAGAGTCGTTTGATAATGATAAAACCGAATTGAATAAAACAAATTCCAAGTCTACAATTGTCGTATCCAATAATCCAATGATTGAAACGGAGACCAATACGAACGAAATTCCACAAAATGAAAAAGAAATCACGTTAGAAGATGAACCTGAACGATCGTCACAAGTACAAGAGGATGATGATCGAAGTATAGGAACGTTTAGTGATAATGAAGAAGAACTATCCCAAGTTCAAGATGATGATGAACGAAGTATAGGCACATTTACCGACAATGAAGCAGAGCAACCGTCACAAGTACAAAATGATGAAGATAGCGTTGCTTCATTTACAAGCGATGAAGATGAACTACAATCCCAACGACAAAATGAAGAATTAGAACCAGAAGGTGCTGTATCAGACGCAGAAGGTGCGGAATCAGATGCAGAAGATGCGGAAAGCGTCATGTCCTATACGGATAATGAAGCAGAACAATCTCAAGATGACATGGAAGAAGAAGAAGAAGAAGATGCTGAAAGTGCCATGTCCTATACGGATAATGAAGCAGAACCATCACAAGATGTTGTCGAAGAAGAAGATGCTGGAAGTGCCATGTCATATACGAATAATGAAGCAGATGAACCTCAAGATGTTGTCGAAGAAGAACAAGAAGATGCGGACAGTGTAATGTCATATACGGACAATGAAGGCGGGGAAGATGATGAAAGTGTCAAATCAACCCAAAAGGGCGGAAAAATAATGTCATTACATCCAAATCCATTTAATCAAAAAATAGAAACAAAACGGTCAGAAAAAGATTCATCCGTCTTTTGGTATGATAAAAAACAAAAAGGGGTTCATAATCAATACAGTCGTTCTTGTCCTTGGGTAGAAGGGCGGGTTCCGGTCCTGATTACGGAAAAAGAAAAAAAAGAGATTGAAGAAAAAATGCCCGACTTTTTCCACGAAAATAGTGTACTACAATATAGTACAAATCCTTTAAAAGAAAAACTATATTATACGTGCCCAAGATACTGGAATTTACGTACAAACTTGCCGGTCAATGAAAAGGACATCGATCCATCTACCATTATTCCTGAAAACGAAAAATCGGTTGATTTAGATAAAAAATACATTATTGAATTCAAAAAAATGAGTCATACTAACCCAAAGAACGAAGGCTATATTACCAAATATCCAGGGTTAATGGTATCGAAGAATAAAAAGGGATTGTTCATGCCGTGTTGTTTTACAAAACGAGGAAATGCGTTTAAATCTCGTATTGCGGAAGCAGAACAACAAATGAAAGAAATAGAAGAAGCTGGATTAACAACCGAAGAAGAAATTATTCACTTTTTAGAAAATAGAACACCTAACTCTTCCAAAAAAACATCCACTTACGAAGATCATATTGTTTGGAAAGTTCCGTTGAAAAAAGATCGTTATGGGTATTTACCGCCTCACTTGGAAGAATTATTGAAAGTCTCTCATCGTAATTGTAATACTAAACAAGGAGTTTGTTTATTACGAAAAGGAGGTGAAATTACCATGTATAAATCATTTCTTTCGTCTATTGCAATATTGCTTTTGAAAAAACCAAGTGTAGAAAATATGATTCAAAAAATAAAAGAAGTACTAACCATTGACAATATATTATACTTTCAAAATGCCACATTGCCTTCCTTGTTTTATAATGAAGAACAACTTTCCAATGTGAATCTAAAAAAATATAATCAATACCCTCTTTTTAAAAGATATAAACAGGTTGCAAAACGCAATAAAAGGCAATTGTCTATTTTAATCAATGGGTATGAAAATTTCTTGAAATATCTTGAAGATAAAATCGAATATGTGGATTATCATTATTTATGGGATATTGTATGTAGTGGTATTTTAAACGAACATTCTGAAAACAAACCTCTGAATATGATTATTATCAAAGAAAATACGAAATACAATACGCTGAATTTAGTTTGTCCTTCTCCAGGATCTCAATATCGTTCTTTTGAACCAAAAAACAAAACTATTGTATTGTATCATAAAGATGATTTTTTTGAGCCCATACTGTTGCGAGATAAAAGTAAACCAAATTGGAAAAAACGTATCAAGACTACCTCTTTTTTTGAAGAAAAAGACGGATCATTTATGAAACAATTGAAAGAAAAGATGGAAAAGGAAATTCTTCCCAAATGCAATTATTATATAAAAGACAAATCCAGATCTTTGGATTTCATGGAATTACTTGAAAAACACGGTTCAATGATACAAAGAAAATATGTCATTGAAAATCAAATCATTGGTCTAGATAATAAAGTTTTTGGAATACAATTAAGAGAAAAAGAAACAAACACTGACTTTTTCATACCATTGAGACCTAGTGCATTACATCCAGAATATAGTTATGAATTCTATCATGAAACAATATGGCAAGATTATGATAATACAAAAAAGTATTTAACTCAATTTTACGAAGATACGAACCAAGAATTACCTTGTAAACCATTGTATAAAATAATAAGTGATGATATCATCATTGGTTTTAAAACAAAATCAAATCAATTTGTTAAAATACGTGACCCTCTTTCCAAAACATTAAGAACCGATGATTTAGAAAATGAAGAAGGATATGATATTTACGCATATGATGATGATATATATCATAATGGAAGACAAAGAGATCACGATCGCAAAATAACCATGCGTAATATACGATTAGAAAAACAATTTTATAATGCATTTTTAAATAATGTTCGGTATCAACTTCAAAAATATAAAAATCACGAAATAAAAGCAAAAATAAAAGAGATCTTAAAAAATGATTCCCAAAGTGATTTTGAAACTCAGCAAACCACTTTATACGATTTACTGTATGACTGGAGTAAAGACTATTTTGAATTTACAACTTATAGTGATAGTGTATTGAATGAATTATTGGATGATATTCATATATGTGCCGAAGATGGAGAACCACAAGACTATTGTAGAACGTTTCAAAATGGAGAAAATCAAAAGCTAATGATTCCTCAAGAAAATTTATATACGAAAGAAGATAATGAATTAAAGTATATTTCTTTTTTGGTACACGATTTATTGTTAAACAATGATATTCAAATGAAATTAATGACGCATAGTCCAGGCTATTTTTACGATGATTATATTTATAAGGTAAAAAAGAACGAAATCATTTTATTAGAACGAACATTGAGTGAGTATTACGACTCATTGGGAAAACATAATCGTAGTAAATATGTATTGCATGATGTATATGAAACAATTACACCAGAAGACATAACCCAAATCATGGATAGTCCAGAAACGGAAGTTGTAGATGAAGAAAGTAGCGATGAAGAATCATCACAAATTGACGAAGAAGAGGATTCCTATGATCTACAAGACGAAGAAAACAATATTGAACGATCTCAAGAAAAGACCATTGAAGAGAATAAGACATTTAGTGATAATGAACATGATGATGACGACGAACAAGATGATGATGTTGTTGAAAATATGGATGGTGAAGATGATGAGGAAGAAGATGTATTGATTGAACGAATTGAGAAAAGATTGGATAATAATAAAGGGATACAAGAAGAACTACTTCCACAAGATGAACCAGAACAACAAGATCCAGAAGACGAACAAGAAGATGAACCAGAAGATGAACCAGAACAACAAGATGATCCAGAAGAACAAGAAGATGATCCAGAAGACGAACAAGAAGATGATACAGAAGAACAAGAAGATGAACCAGAACAACAAGATGATCCAGAAGAACAAGAAGATGATCCAGAAGAACAAGAAGATGAACCAGAACAAGAAGATGATACAGAAGAACAAGATGAACCAGAACAAGAAGACGAACAAGAAGATGAACGACTTCCACAAGAAGAATCGCCACAAAAAAGTGTTAGTAATTCTATAACCGATAAAATTCCTATACCATCCGTTTTGAATAAAATTTTTATTCATAAAAATAAAGAATTACCAAAACCATTAAAAAGGGGTGAAGAATCTATCAAAATATTCAATAAAACTCAAGACAAAAATCTACGAGAAGAACATAGTGATTGTACTCAATCTGTTTCCTTAACCAAAAAATGGAAAAATTATTTCCCAAAACTTACCACGGAGTTCACCTTGATAAATATGGATAATGTGAAATGTAATTATTTAATCATGACTTATATTTTGAAATTATATCAACCTGAGTTATATAAAAAAATCACAATCAATCATTTGAAAACACTATTAATCGAATTCTACAAAGAATATACAAACGATACACAAAAGAAAAAGAAGATCATTCAAAAATGGAAAAAACAACATAAGAAAGAACAAGCTAAATTACTAGCATCAAATACGCCAATAGAAACGATTATTCAAGATAGCACTTATCCATTGAGTGAAATAGATATTTGCTTGATCATGTGGAACATGAAAATCCCTATGGTTTTATATTTTGCGGCGAAGAAAAGTGTGAAATGTATTCGTTTTAACACACACCAAGAAGGAAAAAAACACTTTTTTTATGTTCGATTATCTACTGGAAAAAAGTTGGGCGGTAAAATGAATTTGAATAAAATTGGACGAAATCCACTTATCAATATATACAATAAAGACAAAGTAGAAGGAGAACGATTATCAAATCGAAATGACTTTATCGAAAAGATTCAATCAAATACATTGACAGACTTTGATAGTTATTTATATTCTTAAACACGTACTTCTTTTTTAGGTTTATATGGAACCACTACTTGAATGTGTCCGTTTCCATAGGATGATTCATAGGTTCGTATGAGACGTGTATTTTCTGGATACCAAAAATGTATCAATGCCGCGAAGCAGTTATAAAAACGTGTCATGATGGATATATAACCTTATAATTGTATCAGAAAATCATTTCAATTTTTCATATATGTTTATCAAAATATTGTTTCATCCGTATAAAAATAAAATTGTCCGTTTAATTTTTTTTGATACATTTTTCGTCCAAAATTCGGGTTTAATTCATAGACATTTTCAAGACACTTTCTAAATTTCTTTTCATGATATTTATAAATAAGACGATATTCATCATCATAGGTACACGAAATCAGATTTTTATAAATGAAATAATCTTTTAAACATTTTTGAAAAAGGGAAAACAATACAGTTTCTTTTACATGAATAAATAGTTTATATTTTTCATCATAAATCGTAATCATTTGTCGTAGTAAACGTCGCTTGCGATTGTAGGTTAATTGATCGTATTTTTTTGCCAAACAATTCACATACAATTGGGGATAATACAATGCTAAGAAATGATTTTTATTAAAATTTAATTTAAAATAAATCGTAAAATACATGGATACTTTTCCATAATACATCAACTGGAAATAAATGTATATTAAGTTGTAATACGAAAAGGCTACATTTGTATATGGATTTTTAAGAGTTAATACATTCGGAATATCATATTCTTGATAATTAAAACAATTTTCAATCATATTGTACATTTCTATATCATTGAAAATATACACACATCCATTTTCATAAATAGATAAGGTTCGTTTTGTAAAGGGTTCATAACACAATGAAGCGATATTAAATCTCTTTTTATATCTCAAATAGACAAGGTGTTTGAATTTTGAAAACGCAAATTTAAATCGTTGTACTTTTTGATAGACCTCTTCAAATTCTTGAAGTTGTTTTTTAGAAGAAAATGGATTCCGATACACGCAGTTATAAAAAATAGATACGTTTGGTTTTTTGTGATGAAATAAAATTTGAACTCGCGAATATAGTGCATAATTAAAATGTATTTGAGTCGTCCAAATCGGAATAAACTCACCACGATGATTGTTATGTAAAAAGTGCGGATATTGTTGAATTAAAAATAATTTATTGTAACTATCATATAAATTCATATTAAATATATAATGAAGGAATTATATATTTAAATTGGTATTGGATGTTATTCTATATTATTTTGAACTATAGTATATATTTATATATCTAGATCGTAATCATTGTCTTCTTCAACTACCACATTTTTCACCATGCTATCGCCTAATGTATCGAATTGTTTCAATAGTTCAATGGTACACGCACCAAACTCGGTTTGTTGTTTACTTGCTAATTCTTTGAGTATTGTTTGCGGATCTTTGTTTTCTAGATCCAAAACAATGTCCTCTTTTATGGGTTCCTTTTCTTCCATTGGCATGGATTGATAGGATTCAAATAATTTATTGGTATCCACATATACCTGAAACGAAGATGTTCCATAATATCCTTCTTGACCGCACATTACATTTGCCGATACTCCCCGCATGGTATCTAACTCACCGTGTCGCGCGGCTTGTAAAAACATTTCCGTGGTTTCTTCAAATGAGGCTTTCGCAATAGGTCCAATATTATCCTTGTTTATTCCGTGTCGGAAAATACTTACCAGTTTTTCATTGCAAGTCATGCGATCACACAACAAATGCATGTGATGATGATTAATATACGTATCGTCAAACTCCATGACATCCAGTATTTCTTCAAACAAACATCTTCGTGCTGCCTCAATCCCTAGCACCGCATAAACTTCCATAATATCATTGGAAACCGTTTTTTCCGGAACAATCGTATCCAACGCCAAAACGTCAATTAGATTTGTACCAACTGTATCCAGTACATACGTTTCCTTATGTTCGTAATTTCCACTTGTTGAATCATAATGTTGATATTGCTTGATTTTTCGTAAATTAACCTTTTCAATGTTCTTTACTCCTCGAATCACGACATCATTCAATATCTTTTCCATAAATAGTTTTACATAATAAATATAGTCTTCTTGAGTAAATGAATCATTTATCTTTTTTTTGTTATCTTTTTTAATCTTTTTATTCAAAATATCTGGTCGAATGCGAAACACTATTTTTTCATTTGAATTATAATCACTATAGAAACAAGATACTTCATCTCCGTAGGTTGATTTCAAGGTATAATGAATGTCTTCGTTTGTAATATTCATATCAAACATGGCAGTTTCATTCAGTTCAATACGAATAATCCAATTATTGTCTTGATTGGCTGATTCATTTTCCACACCATCTTCTTCTTTTTCCTCTTCTTTTTCTTCTTCACCATAACATTGTTTTAGTAAATCACTGATTTCCATGTATTCTTTCATCAATGCATCATCATAATTGATATTTGTATTTCGATCATCTGGCTCATAATATATTTCTGCCTTTTGAATAATATCACCAAATTTGGTATGTTCGATTTTTGCCGCAATGGTATACGCGTTTTTCATTTCAAAACGATCTTCTTCTTTCAATTCAATGGTCAAAGATGGATTTTTGAGTTTTTTGGTTAGTGTGAGGATTTCTTCAATTCTTGGAACCCCACGTGTGACATTTGATTTACTCGAAACACCCGCAAAATGAAATGTATTCAATGTCATTTGTGTGGTTGGTTCTCCAATACTTTGAGCTCCAATCATACCCACCATTTCACCCGGGTTTACCAATGATTTTTTGTACACATGAATGACCTTCTCACATAAATACTCAATGGCATCTTTGTGGTATTTGTGGTTATGAATTAAATGAAACGGATTCATGTAAAAGGTATATACGATTTTGAACTTTTCACAAGGAGTAAAGTAATGGTTCAAATACGCATATGCACGATCTATAATGGTGTACGCTTCCAAAGGAGTTATGTTGCTAATACTTTTTGCATTAATCTGAAAACGATGTTTTGTGTTTTCAATTAAATTCATGAAATGAATTGGCATATATATCGTATCTTTATCTTGACACATATTCACTTTTTCAATATAATCATTTCGTTTTTGAATCAAGTATTGAATTTCGCTCAATGCTTTTTCCTTCAATATGGGTAACTCGTTTTTAAATTTTGTAATAACTTTGGTTTCATATATTAGTTTGAGTTCTTCCTTTTGTTTTCTTGCAGAACGATTCAACAATTCATAATTATATCTTTCATAAATTTCGTTCATTTTCATGGACAACAATTCAAATTTTAAACTTTCAATATAAGTTGTGTCAAAACAAGTTCCGCCATAACTAAATTGGATGATTTTATTTTTATTATTTCGTACAGTGTTATCATAAGATACTTGAATGTCTTCCATTCCTTTAATCAATCGACGTTGAATGTATCCAGTTGTAGACGTTTTTACAGCCGTATCAATCAAACCAATACGACCACCCATTGCGTGAAAGAATAATTCATCGGGAGTTAACCCACCAATAAAGGAACTTTCCACAAATCCACGTGCTTTTGGAGTATCGTCAAATTGTTTGAAATGAGGCAACGTCCTATTGATATAACCATATGGAATACGCTTACCATCCACATTTTGTTGCCCTAAACAAGAAATCATTTGGGAAATGTTCAAATTATTACCTTTTGAACCACTTGTTACAAGCGCTACAAACCGATTATCATGACCCAACGAATTA